GTTGATGGTGATTTGCTATTAACGACCAATGATCACACCAGTGGCGACACTTACAGTATCGTTATCTGGGCAACGAAAGGTTATACCAACCCTAGTTAGTGCCATTAAAGAAAGGTAAATCCAAAAAAGCGGTTTCCTCAAATATTAGGCGACTGCGAAAGGAAGGGTATCCTCGTAAGCAATCGGTGGCGATTGCCTTGAGTAAGGCGAGGAAATCCAAAAAGAAAAAACCAAAAAGAAGAAAAAGGAGAAAATAGTGCCAGGATTATATAGCAGAAGAAAGGCGATTAGAGAAGGTATCGATTGGGCTAAGCAGACTGACTACGATCCAAGAGAACACAAGAAGCAGGGTTATGATGCCCGCCTCGATGAGTCTCTGGGAGCAAGAGAAGGTAAAGAAAGTACCAAAAGCCAAAGTTATAAGTCGAGACGGGACGAAAGCAAGGGAGCCGAAAAAGCTGCTGGCAAGAGAGCCTATCAATCTATAGACAAGTAATAAATGGCAACGAGTAGTACCAATACCTTTAATCTGGATATTGGCGAGATAGTCGATGAAGCCTTTGACCGTGCGGGTATGGAAGCTCGTACTGGTTGGCATTACAAGACTGCCAGACGCAGTTTAGACCTGATGATGCTGGAATGGCAGAATCGGGGGCTTAATCTATGGACAGTATCGGGACCGACCTCGCAGACTTTAACTGCGGGCACGGGATCGTATACCCTTGATTCTTCAGGGAATACGGTTGATCTCATAGAATACAATTTAAGAACTAATGACGGCGATAGTGGGAGTCAAACAGACTACACACTACGCCGTATTTCTATACCTGAATACGCTGATTTCCCGAATAAACTCACCGAGTCACAGCCCACACAGATTTTAATTAACCGTAATGCGTCCTCGTTGACGGTGGATTTACTCCCCGTTCCCGATGATTCTCAGACCTATAAGCTAATCTATTACAGTTTAAGGCTAATTTACGATAGCGGTTCACCCGCTAGTTACAACATGGACGTACCTAAATTATTCCTGCCTGCATTGGCAGCAGGTCTTGCCTACTATGTGGCGATGAAGTTTCCGATGGATGCGGCGGACAGGTTGCCTTTTTTAAAGCAGGAATACGAACAACAGTTTAACTTAGCAGCAGAAGAGAACAGGGTTAAAGCTCCAGTTCGCTTTGTGCCTTATCAGAGCTATACCTAATGGCAGACTATGCAAGTGCTAAACATGCTATCGGTATTTGTGATCGGTGTGGATTTGAATACAAATTAAAAGAATTACGTTGGGAGATATACGACCAGCACAGAACAGGTTACAGGGTTTGTTACGAATGTTTTGACCACGACCAGCCACAGCTACAACTTGGTAAAATGGATGTGTCTGATGCAATAGCGATTCGTGATCCGAGACCCGACCCATCTTTACAGGCGAGTAGACGTTTATCTTCTTGGGACCCGATTGGCGGTTGGAACTCTGTTTATGGCTCAAGTGACTTAAACAATATGGTGATGCAAGGAAAAATAGGAAACTTAAAGGTAACTACGACATGACATTGACTGAATTAAAAACACTAATAAAAGATTATCTGCAAAATTCTGAGACTACTTTTGTTAATGATTTAAACCAAATTATTAAACAGGCAGAAGACCGTATCTTAAACTCCGTCCAATTGCCTGTATTTAGAAAAAACCAAACAGGAACAACTTCCACAGATAATCAGTATTTATCTATTCCATCAGATTTTCTTGCCAATTATTCATTATCTGTAACAGACAGTAGTGGCAATCAACAGTTTTTATTGAACAAGGATGTTAACTGGATAAGAGAGACTTATCCTTCGGCAACAGCTACAGGAAGTGGTTCTTTTCCTAAGTATTATGCGATATTTAGCGATGATTATTTTATTATGTCTCCCACACCAGGAGCCGCTTTTACTACAGAGATACACTATTTTTATAAGCCAGCTTCAATAACGGCAGGGGCGACAGGTGGCACAACGTGGCTTTCTACTAATGCAGAATCTGCATTATTGTATGGAAGTTTGGTTGAGTCTTATACCTTTATGAAAGGAGAAGCAGACTTAATGCAATTGTATAGACAGCGTTATGATGAAGCGATTGCACGCTTAAAAGTTTTAGGGGACGGAAGAGACAGAAAAGATGCTTACAGAGGTGGGCAATTGAGAATGCCTGTTATGAGTTAACTTTAAAAGGAGCAGATATGTTGGAAAAACCAATACCCGAATTAGAGGGGAAAAAGATAGCTTTAGTAGCTATGGGTAACAGTCAGTTAGATTACCATTTAGCTATTACGCACAGCGAAAAGTTTGATGAGGTTTGGGCGATAAATGCTATGTGTGGAGTAATTCCTAATCCCGACAGGGTTTTTGTACTTGATCCACCTTCAAGGTTTTTTGAAACTGATGATGCAGGCGACATGACCGAGTTAATGACAGAGGTATTACCAACACTGGAATGTCCTGTTTATACTTGTGAATTAGATAAGCGAGTGCCTTCCGCAGAGCTTTACCCATTAGAGCCTTTAATACAAGATGCTCAGTGTGCTTACTTAAATAATACAGTGGCTTATGCGATAGCTTTTGCTTATTGGAATAGGGTAGGTGGTTTAAATATTTTTGGAGCAGATTTTACTTATAAGTCTAATTTATATTTTGCTGAAATGGGCAGGGGTTGTTGTGAATTTTGGTGTGCTAAATGTATGGAGCGAGGTATAGAGGTTTCGGTAGCTGTTCGTTCTAATTTGTTAGATGCGAATATAGATGCTAAAGATAAACTTTATGGCTACCATCGTTTAAATGATCCAATAGTTAGTTATCAGCAAGAAGGTGAAATGAAGGTAATTAAATGGTCAGAGGTTTTGGATAAGGGCATGATGCCTGTTGGTGTCTCTGACAGAAACGACAATCCGTTGGTGTGGTTAGATAGAAAGAATACACCAATGGTTCCTAGTTCTAATGATCCAGTAGAACCAAAGGAGTATTGATGGAAACTGAGAAATTTGAAACTTCATTAGGAGATTTAGGAGTAAAAACAACGAATTACAGAGGTCACTCTATTGAAGAAGTGGCTCAAATGGCTACAGATAAATTGATTTCTGTAAGTGATACAGCACCTGAACCCATAAGAACGCAGGCTCATGCGTTTAGGGAATTGTGTCAAAAGGTGATTAAATACTATATGCAAGAAGCGATTAATAATCATATATGCACAGTATGTAATCAATTGGAAAAACAAGGTCATAAAGACCTAGCTAATATTATCAGGAGACTATAATGGCAATAACACAAGCGATGTGTACGTCTTTCAAAAAAGAATTGATGACAGCAACACATAATTTTGCGACAAACGGTAATACGTTTAATTTAGCTTTATATACAAGTTCAGCTACTATGAGTGCTTCTACTACAGCTTATACTACTAGCCAAGAGGCGACAGGTACTAATTACACAGCAAAAGGAGGAACTTTAACTAAAGTAGCACCTACTACATCTGGAACGACAGCGTTCACGGATTTTGCTGATTTAACTTTTGGTACTTGTACAATAACGGCCAGGGGATGCATGATTTTCAACGACACGGCTTCAGGTGATCCTGCGGTTGCAGTTTTTGATTTTGGAGGAGATAAAACCTCTACGGCAGGAAGTTTTACGATTTCCTTCCCTACTGCGGATGCAAGTAACGCTGTAATTAGAATCGCTTAAAGGACTTAGCCAATGGCTAATATAACAGGCTGGGGGCGTAGTACCTGGGGTTCTGGTACATGGGGCGAACCCGTTCCTGTTGAACTTACAGGACTTGCGGGCACTTCAGCACTAGGTAGTCTCACTGTTACTGGTGCCGCTAATGTAGCGGAAACAGGAGTTGCGGGAACAGGAGCAGTTAACTCCCTTACTGTTACGGGAGCAGCCAATGTTTCAGAAACTGGAGTTGCTGGAACAGGAGCGATTAGTAGTGTTACTGTTAGTGGTGCAGCTAATGTAGCGGAAACTGGAGTAGCAGGAACAGGTGCCGTAGGCACTGTTGTTGCGAACGGAGTAGCCTTAACAAGTGTTAGTGGAACGGCTTCCACTATATCGCAAGGCGATGAAACGGTTACGGCAGACGCTAATGTTTATCCTACGGGATTGGCTGGAACATCAGCGTTAGGTAGCCTAACGATATACACTGAAAACATTATCTCGTTAACGGGATTAGCAGGAACCAGTGCGTTAGGTACAATAACAGCCTCAACCCATGTAACGATTGCAGTTACAGGGTTTTATGGAACAGGAGCAGTTGGAGATTTAGCGGTATGGGGTGAATTGAATCCTGACCAGGATGCTAGTTGGACAGAAGTAAGTCCTTCTGGTTCAGGTTCTTGGTCGGCAGCCAGCCCTAGCCAAGACGCAGAATGGTCTAATATTGATGATGCCGCATAACAATTTAACAATAATTAGGAAAAATTATGGCAACTTATGTAAATGATCTAAGATTAAAAGAAATCGCCACGGGCGATGAGTCGGGAACGTGGGGTTCTTCCACCAACACGAACCTGGAGTTAATCGGAGAAGCTTTCGGTAGCGGAACTGAATCACTGTCTGATGCTTCTACGGCAACTATTACAATGGCAGATGGAACCAGTGATGCTGCTAGAGGGATGGCACTTACTCTTTCAGGTTCTTTATCGCAGGCCTGTACGGTTACTTTAGCACCGAACACAGTCAATAAATGTTGGATTATTCAGAATTCAGCAGGAGACACAGTTACTATTTCACAAGGCACAGGAGCCAATGTCGTAATACCGAATGGCGGTATTAAGATGGTGGTGGCTGATGGTGCTGGTAGTGGAGCAGCCGTTACTGATGTATTAGATTTAACAGGTGGCACAGGCAACGTAGGACTCGGTTCTGGTAATTTAGGCACAGCTTTAACCACAGGTACGGACAACGTAGCGATAGGGGAAGCGTCATTAGATGCGGTTACTACTGGGTCTGACAACACCGCAGTAGGGGATAATGCTGCAGGAGCAATAACCACAGGCGGAAACAACGTAGCTATTGGTTCAGGAGCCTTATTAGTAAACACGACAGGCTCACAAAACATAGCTATTGGCACTGGTGCTTTAGATGCTAACACAACACAGGGTAACCATGTTGCGATTGGAGTAAGTGCATTAACTACTAACACAACAGGTCAATTAAATACGGCTATTGGATATTCAGCTTTAGAATTAAATAGTGATGGAGACAATAACGTAGCAGTTGGTTATAAAGCCTTAGAAGCAAACACCACAGCAGATAATAATACAGCAGTTGGCTATAGTGCTTTAGTAGCAAACACGACAGGTGCTGGGAATGTTGCCATAGGTAAAGACGCTTTAATAGCCAATACCACAGCATCCAATAACGTGGCTGTTGGACTAGATGCTTTAACAGCAAACACGACAGGAACAGCAAATGTAGCTGTGGGTAAAGATGCTTTAATTGCCAACACAACAGCAGATGACAATACGGCTGTTGGTCATTTAACTTTATATGCAAACACCACAGGTGCTAGTAATTCAGCATTTGGTAAATTTGCTCTAGGTTCAAACACTACAGCCGCAAATAATACAGCAGTTGGTTATTATGCTTTACAAGCCAACACAACAGGTACAGAAAACGTAGCCATAGGTGCAGGTGCTTTAGACGCTAATACAACAGCACACTCAAATGTTGCTATTGGATTTGATGCTATCGGTGGTTCTAATACAGGTGCAAATAATATAGGAATAGGAGCCTATGCTTTAGATGCTAATACAAGTGGAGCAAGTAATATTGGTGTTGGTAAATATGCCTTATCCGCAAACACGACAGGTACTTATAACGTAGCTGTTGGTTCTTTAGCTTTAGATGCGAACACGACAGCTTCTAATAATAATGCTTTTGGTTATGGTGCTTTAGGTGCTAATACCACAGGAGCGCATAATAACGCTTTTGGTACTCTTGCTTTAGAGGACAATACCACAGGATCGAACAATACAGGTATGGGAACTAATGCTTTAGCAAACAATACTACAGCTTCTAACAATACAGCGTATGGTTATGCTGCTTTAGCAGCAAACACGACAGGACATTCTAACGTAGCAGTCGGCTATTTGGCATTGGATTCAAATACTACAGCGAATGATAATGTTGCAGTGGGTAGAGAGGCATTACAAGCTAATACCACAGGTGCAAGTAATACTGCTATCGGTTGGTCAGCTTTGTATGCGAATACTACAGCAGCCAATAACACATCCGTTGGATATTATGCTCTAGGAGCAAACACGACAGGATCAGACAACACCGCAGTCGGTAAATCTGCTTTAGTAGCCAACACCACAGGAGCAGCCAATGTCGCTGTGGGATCAAATGTTTTAGATGCAAATACTACAGGGAATTACAACACTTCTGTTGGTTATGATTCTTCAACAGCAATCACCACAGGTGGAAATAATACTGCTATGG